TTTGCAAATTCTACCTGAGTGCCGTACAAGTCAATAATGATCTGAGTGAGTGGGTGTGTCGGTTGTGGTTTTTGTACGGTCATAGTAGCTTTGATTTGTAGTGTGTAATAATTTGCTCCATGAAATGGGAGTAGTAGCGTGCAAAGGTTGTGAAGCCTTGGTTATCCATTTCCCAATTTCGGTATAGGACGGCACGAAGCCTTTGTGAATCTGACTTAAACCCATCGTTCGCATCTGCTTTGAGCGATTCGAGCATCTTGCTCTCATCTAGGTTGAATGATTCACCTTTGAACGCGAGCCATCCGAACTTCTCCGTATCGGATAAGAGTTGGCCCGCCTGCGACGGGCTCAACTCGTTAGTGCCGAATATCAATTTAAGTGTGCGATCTTTACGGGTCGCTACTGATTCAAGTATTGCTGGTATTGTGATCATTTTGCCAGTGTGATTTTAATTCCCGTTGTACTTGTTTTGATGGGTGGGTAAACCTCGCACACCTCGCCCGTTTCGGGGTCAATGTATTCGGTTTTGCCTTTAATCGATTTGAGCCAATTCTGAGCTGCTTTCGCTTGCTCGCTATACTCTTTCATGGTGGATTCGATTCGTGCCAATGGTGGGTAGCCGCATGGGGTAAAATCGTACTTCGTTCCGAGTTCGGCAAGTTCAATTCGTGCGCCATTGTGCATGAATGATCTCTCGCCTTGCTTTGCGGCTTCGTCCGCTGCCATCCGATCCGCTACCTTCTTAACCTGCTCGATCGCAACCTCCATTTGTTTTAGCGCGATCTTCACGTCTAAGGCACTGATCTCATCCTCTTGGAGTTGGCGCACCAACTCGGATGCGCCAACTATACAACCATCAATAACTATCATGACTGACCTCCCTTCGCAAATGGGTCACCGCCATCGAATAACACCTCGATGTTTACGTACGTATTCATTAAGGCCGCCTCACATTCAGCACTAAACGGCTTCTTAGGCTTGGGATTCACTGAGTACTTAGTCTCTTTGTCCTGGCCCGACTTATTCACGCAAAGGTCGTACTCGAACGGACTACCCCAATCGGGGTCTTTGGCTAGGATTTGGATGGCCTGCTGAATACCTGCCTGAGTGATTTCTAGGACCATGATCGACTTGGTATCCTCTGACCATACTACCATCGCCCAAAAGTGCTTAACGGGTTTGAGTGGATTGATAGGTGCTGGCTTTGGCTGAGAGTGACGGGTGCGGATCGGTTTGTTGTTATCCCAATCGAGCCATCCGAGTATGGGGCGGGATATGATTCTGAATCGGTTGTCACCTTGTTGGAACTTTAAGTAGTTACCGCCGCCACCTTTGGGGGCTTCGTAGTTGTCTGGCAAAAATTCGTTGCTCATTTTGAAATTTGGATTTGATTGTTTATATTAATTGAATTGAAATACTCTTTTTCTTGGATGCTTGCTTCGAATTGCGCTTGCTCTTCGCGCATATTCATAAATAACTCTTTTGTTCTGCTCATGTATGTAGTGTATAAAGTTTGCGATATGTTTGATAAACTAGGTTCGTGAGTTGTGATTCTACGCCGTTACGATCTAGGCGAACAATGGAGGCCGTAAAGTAAACTCTCCAATGCCTCCGAGTGTCGGGGTCGTCGTCGTAGAATGGTTTTAACTCGATCTTCATGTGATTTAACCCCATATTCATGTGATGTACCTCGGTTTTGTTTTCTCTGATCAGTTTGATTAAGTCCTGATCGGTGAATAGATGTTTGAAGATATCGAGATGCTCACGTATGTAGGTAAACTCTCCCTCGGTTGCTTTGCGCATGACTAGCTGCGGTTTAAGCTGAGCACGTAGAAGGTTTTGCCAGTTGTTAAACCCCGATTGTGGGTGTGCGGTCACTGAGGACTGCACGCATACTCTACTCGCCATCTTGCCCTCCTTCATTTACTAGGTCTTGCATTAATTGGATGCCTTTGAGCGCATACTTCAATGCGGCCGCATCCTTTTTGAACTCTATGAGTGCATTTTCAGTTGACCACTCGTGAGTGTTGGTAGCGATGCGCATTTCGCAATCCTTTACCATATCCGCTGCTTCTTTGTACAAGTGCTGAATGCGCTCGATTTTTTCTTGATTTGTCATTTTGTATAAGTGTTTGAGATTAATATTCAAGTGAAATTCTGAAGTCGTGACCAATACCGCCCGAACAATCGCCCGTAACTTCGATGTTGTGGTCATAGCATAACTCATAGTAGTACGCGATGGCTTCCTTTTTTGTTTCAAATTGGCGTGATTTGATCTGAGTGAAGCCCGTCTGCATTGGCTCAATAATTACTCTTGGATTTGTCATGTGATTTGATGTATATTTGTTTGTTTGTTTGTTTGACTCTGCAATATTACGACAAAATATTGGAATGTCAAATATTTTTTACATATTTCTTTGAAACAAGGTGCAATGTGTTGATTTTCAAATACAAAAAAATTACACTCTTTGGCAAAAAACTGCCGAAAAGTACACCCGAAGTAAAGAGCACGGGGAGTATTTGTTGTCGGATATTGTTTTAGGCATATTGGAGAAGCGAGAAATTGCAGAAAAAACGTGCGAAGATGGGTTTTTAGATGCCTACGTTCGTCGGATGCTATGGCAGCGCAAGAACGTACACCGCAAGTCCCAAGGGTTTGTGGAGCTATCCACTCAGATCGCGGATGAGGAAAGCGACGAGGCCACGATATTCGATACTGAGATTATGATGGGCTGTATTGACCTAGCCACGGGATCCCTTCCAAAGTTTGATAGGGAGTTGATACGTGCCTATCGCATGGGATTGAAACCGCAGGAGATCGCAGAAATTATTGAAGTGGACCCAAAGGAGGTCCAAGACAAATTAAGGATCGTTAAAGCCAAATTGAAACGACGAATAAAAGTGACTGAGCCATGATAGTAAAGCCATCCATCCAAGCCGACCGCCTGACCATCTGCAAAGAATGTAAGTGGTTCAAAGCCTCCACGGGCACTTGTGGAACTTTGCTCCTGGGCGGAAGTGTCGAAGGTGATGACGATAATATCGTAACCCACTACCGCCGAAAGATTCGTTTGTGCGGATGTGTGATGAGAATTAAAACTAAGTACACATGGGCATCGTGTCCTGCTGGCAAATGGGGTACGGTTGGAATAAGTCAGGACGAGCTTGTACAGGTAAGAGAATTGTTGACTAGGTACGAAGGTCAAACGTCATTCACAACGGACGAGTTAAAACCATTTTTCACCGCCATCTCGAAGATCAGCGGCAAAAACATTCAAGTGACCACGTGCGGCCCATGTGTCAAAGAGGTCATCGAAGATTTACGCAAGGCCACCCAAGATATTGAGATTTGAAACAATTAAAACCCAAATAAAATGAAACCACACATTAAAATTGTTGATTCATTCAACCGACCATTCAGAGGCGAAGGGTCAGCACGTAAAGTCAAAGGCTACCGCGTTCAATTGATCGCTGGCAATGGTGAACTTCTCCAACACTCGGAGCAACTTGAATCGGTTAAGGCCGTCAAGAAGCACATCGAGGCACTTGGAAAGGTATTCGCTATCTCTGCAAGTTTGAAAGTTTACGACTACGTTACAATCAAAGACGAAACCGCCGCGCAGGTGTGGCCTAATTCATAAACAATGAAAGCAATCCACACCCCAACGGGTCACATCGTCGAAGCCATCCAATGGAAGGGAGACAACTTTAAGGAGTTTTGGGATTTCTCAGGTGGCAGCGTAAAGCAACTTAAAAACAAAGCGATCGGTATCATTATAAAAGGCTCATTGTGGCCCGTGTCGATCGGTGAGTATGTGATAAGGACCAGCGACGGGAATACCCATGTGCACTCAGCGCGATATTTTGAGGGGCACTACGAAGAAAAGTGCCAAACGCCCGTCGATGAAATACCAATGAAATAAGGGAAAACCACTTTTTTGGACTTACGAATTTGACAATATAAAAAATGGCAGATAAAAAAACAATGTTAAAGGCACTAGAAAGGTCGAGAGGTATTATCTCCACCGCTGCCGAGGCTGCCAACATATCGAGGCAGACCCACTACGATTGGATAAAGGATGACCCCGAATACAAGGCCGCCGTGGATGCCATCAACGAGGCTACCATCGACTTCGTTGAATCCAAGTTAATGCAACTCATCGACGGCCCGACACGCGAGGTCATAACTGAGCACGGGATCACTCAACTCAAAGATCCACCCGTCACCGCCGCCGCTATCTTCTACCTAAAAACCAAAGGCAAGAGTAGAGGCTACGTCGAACGTCAAGAGATTACGGGCGCGGAAGGTGGACCCGTTCAAATAATCGCACCCGACAATATCTAAACCCATGAACTTACACACATACCGCCAAATGCGCAAAGAGATCGAGGATTTAGAACGTGCCAATAAAAAGTTAAAGCGCGAAGGTGACCAAACGAGCAACCGATTTGCGCTCTTTTATTTTTTGCTCGGATCGCTATTCATGTTCACCCTTTTATTGGTAGCTAGATAAAACACATTTTCACGTCAAAATTGTTATAAAGTTATGCTGAGCTATTTCCGCAAAAAGAAAATACAAACCACTACGGATGGATCGTTCTCGATCCCGAAGGTCTATGCTGCCATCAGTCTAGGTCAGTACGTTCGTTGGCAATCGGCTACCAACCCCATTCAAAAGTGTGCCGCTGCCCTAAATCAAACCGAAGCAGCCATCCGCAAGTTGGTGCCTGAATCGGTGGTGAGAATAAACGCCGCCTTTCAACTGGTCATCGAGGCTGAAACTGCCATGCACGTACCTGCTTGTAAATTGAACGGGCGCGAGTACGGATTCATTCCAACGATGGACGAGATGCAACTAGGTCAGTACATCGACTTGGACGAGCTGAGCAAGGCCGTGTTTGTCAATAGCGACTATTCCAAGCTAATTGATATGATGTGTGTGGTCTATCGCCCAATCCTTTCGCGCATGGGCAATAAGTACACCATAGCCGAATACACGGGTAAGGAATCGGAGCAAAATCGAAAGGATATTGAACAGTTGCCCATGTCAGTTGTCAGCGGTGCGCTGCTTTTTTTTTCGACTTTCGAACTAGAACTATTGAGAAGTTCCCTAGACTATTTGACGGCGGTCAGCAAGGAATTGGAGACGGACTTACAATCGACCTAAACAAATGGGGATGGTTCCATTTCATAGAAACATTGAGCGACCGCAACCCGTTGAAGTTCGATGCGGTCACGAATTTGCAGACGTGGGTAGCCTTTACTCACATGACTTACATGATAGACTTTAACACAAAGAATTTACAAACCGAAATCAATGAGTAATAACAACGGACTATCATACACTCAGATCGTGGACCGCATGGAGGCTTTCGCCAATGGTCATTATATGATCAATGCGTTTCAGCATGGTTTGATTGATCTCATCGACGTTCCCAAGGATCAGCTCTACCCCGTCATGCACTTTGTGCCAGGCACGATTCAACCAACGCTTGGCGGTTTGGCCTATCAATTCGAGGTTGTGTTCTATGATTTACCACGAGCGAAGGAAGTAGAGAACGAATACCAGCGCGAGGTCATCAGTGATATGGCTCGCCTTGCCCTTGACTTAATCTCAGAGATCAAAAACGGCAACGTGCTCTTCGATCGTTCGGTAGATATGGATGGCGATCCCGTTATCACGGCTTTCGTTGAATCCTATTCGCAAGTTGTAACGGGCGTAACCTTACAAATGTCTTTGATCGTTCCGTATAATTGGAACGCTTGCGAAATCCCTGCCGACTACGCGGTGGGTGGTAGTGGTTCGGGCGGTTCGGGTTCGGGCGGTGGTGGAATAACCTTGAAAGTAAACGGAACGGATAACGCCGTCCAAAACGTTTTGAACCTAGTCCAAGGCAATAACGTGACCATTACCGATCTAGGCAACGGAAGCGTGCGCATAGCTGCCACGGGCGGCGGTGGAGGTAGCGTAAATTGGGGATCGATCGGAGGTACTTTGTCGGCTCAAACGGATTTGCAGACGGCACTCGATGGCAAGGCAAGTGATGGAGAACTAACGACCGAAGTCAACGCAAGGATAGCAGCCGACACGACACTACAAAACAACATCAACACGGTTGCTGGCAACTTGTCTACCGAAACGACGGCAAGGATGGCGGGAGATGCTACCAACTCAGCGGACTTAGTTGCCCATACGAGCAACACGAGCAATCCGCACGCCACGACCAAAGCGCAGGTAGGACTTGGAAACGCCGATAATACCTCAGATGCCGACAAGCCAATATCCACGGCAACGCAAACGGCACTCAACGCAAAAGAGCCAACGATTACCGCAGGAACTACCTCACAATATTACCGAGGAGATAAGACGTTCCAAACGCTCGATAAGTCAGCCGTCGGACTTAGCAATGTAGATAACACATCGGACGCTGACAAGCCAGTGAGCACAGCACAAGCGACTGCCATCGGATTGAAGCAAGATACTTTAGTCAGTGGTACGAATATCAAAACCATCAACGGCAATTCGATACTCGGATCGGGCAACCTAGTAATATCGGCAGCGGTGAATCAAGCCTTTCGTACCTATGGCATAGGATTTACGTTAGCGGCATCAAGCGGTGATAGATTTTATATTATTCAAAGCGGAACCAACAGCGGAACCGAATCAGCTGTTCAAATTAGCGCTGAGTTTGCCATGACCTTCACAGAAATTCGTGTGCGTACAACTACAACACAATCAGCCACAGGCACACTTGTTTTCACGCTTCGTAAGAATGGAGTTGACCAATTTAGTTTGACTATCGCAGCAGGTGCAACGGCCAATACTTACACGGCCACGGGTTCGTTCTCAGTTGTTGCAGGTGACTTGATCAACTTCAAAATCAGAAACAATGCCACTGCAACATCAACAAGTTTTAATCAACTCTCAGCAATTTATCAATAATGGACGTACTCGAATCAATATGCGATGAAATTCTAGAGCTTGCACGCCAAAACGTCGGGGCATACCGAATGATCAACGGCAAAAAGCGTCGAAGGGTGGCCACGGGTAAACTCAAAGATTCGTTGACCTATTCCATCACCCAGGGGCGAAGCGTTACCCGTGTAAAGTTTGGGGCGAGTGGTGAAGCGAATAAATACGCCAACGTGATTGAGAAGGGTCGGAGAAAGGGAGCGAAGCCGCCGCCAACCGATGCCATCATGGAATGGATGAAGAAGAAGCCTATTCGACTACGTGGTCCGAAAGGTGGGTTTGTGAAGTCGAGTGAAGCAGAGATGCGCAAGGTGGCGTATTTGATCGCTCGCTCGATTGGAGTTAATGGCATCGAGGGTATTCACTACTTCGAAGATGCCGTAAACGATGTGATGGAGATAAGAGGTCAAGAGTTGACAATGGAATTAGTAGAACGATTAAGAACAAAAATAATGGGCGCAAAATGGCAATAACAATTCATCAAGAACCCGACAAGCATAGTGCAATCAGCACGCCGCTAATCCTTACCGCTGCATCCACTAATTCATCAAATGATGGATTTAGGTATATTGTGAAATTGGAGATGGAAAATGGTGATGATTTGGTGTTTATTATATCTCAAAATCAAAACGGAATGTTGGTTTATGACGTCGCTCCATCGGTGCGTCAGTACATGAGAAACAATATAGGTCACTTGTTTGATTCAGAATCGCAAGGCAGTGTACATTCCATCTATGCGTCAGGTAATATCAATATTATCGAGCAACAAAATTACTATAATACGGCTGGTTTTCAAATCATAGGAATTAAAATCTTTGAAGGCTGGAACATTGCTGGTGTGTTCACTGAAAACGAAGCAAGTCAAGTCAATTTGACTATTTTTATTTACAACTTCCTCGACTTCACTATTCGCAACGGATATAAGCCATCACTTCTTGCTCAAATTGGACATGAGGACGGGGATCAGTCGCGTCTAATGTCTGACCGCTTGCCGTCAACTTATTATTGGCAGTATGCGGAAACGGTTGGTTTGAGTTTACCTAATAATATTTTTGTGCCCGTGAGAGAATCCGATTGGGGCGTGTGGGATATTCGCGCACATTTTGCGACAGACGCCATCACGGAGCCGTATTACATAAAATTGTCAATACTTCCAAATAGCGGTCCGCCTGTGCAACAGGATTATTTGTTTAATGACGTACCGTGGTGGTCACATTTGCCGATCTACCCTGCTAACCTAAACGCCTCGACGATTGCTGGGATACCAAAGCCCGAAGATTATCCAAATTGGAAAGCGATTTACTTTCAAGTATTCAATATAGATGACGAGCAAGTGTCAATGACCTATGTCATGTTCAACGTGGATAGACCCCAAACGGGAATATGCAACTGCCATGACTACACACCGATCCGACTTGCATGGGTGGGCCGTCGTGATGGATGGGAATACCACAACTTCAATATGCTCAGCG